CGTCCATCTCATTAATTAATTTAATACTCATTATTCATGCTCTCCGCCAGGGTCACCCGCTGGTAACTTAGTTTTCATAAGTTGACCGTCAGGTCCAGTTGTCCAAATATAACCACGACTACGACCCATACTGTGGTAACCCTTAATAAAATTAAAAGTCTGTGGTCTACGTTTTGCTGTCTCAAAAGTTGCAACCGTGATTACAATCGCCACGATCAAAGCCATATGTGCAAGGATTGATGTTCCAAAGAACATAAAATCACCGACCATTGTGCTAAATGCGACACACCACATCCACGCAAGAGCTTGGAGTGCCAAATGTCGCACTTGCATATCTTGAATATTTCGGAGTGGATTATGCTTTGCATCCATAATACCATTCCACGAATCATATATAAACTGTCTCATCTATCTCTCCTTTATGTGCCATGGTCATCCCATACTTCAGAACTAAATGATACTTCGTCTGTTGATTGATTTACAGGCCCTGTCCAACGAGTAATATAATCATTATCAAAAATGTTTCCTTGATCGACTTTTTGATTAGAATTTAGTGTTTCTAAGATATCCCCCCTCTTAAATTTTTTGTCATTATCAGTCATAACGACATATCCCCAGATTTTTTTATCCCATTTAATAATCTCAATAAACTCACCACTCCGTACATAGTGAAGGTTGTTACAAAAAATATTAACCATCTCGTCTCTAACACTCAATGGAGAGGAGCATTTGATTGCTCTTGCATAGTCAAGTCTAATGTAATCAAGTAAATCATTTAACTCTTTTTTCATTCATCACCTTTATAAAAATGGTGCCGGTGGTAAGACTTGAACTCACGACCTACTGATTACAAATCAGTTGCTCTACCAACTGAGCTACACCGGCACACACCTCTCATACCCTACCGTCGATTACGACGAGGACGAAACCCTGCCGGGCGTTGAGATGCAATTTTCTTTAATCGCTCCCTCAACTCCTCATTGGTTTTCACCAACTCGGCGTTATCGAATTCTAAAACACGAACCCGACTAAGAAGTTTTTCCACCTTAGAGGCGAAGAAACCTTCTTTACGGATGGTTGGATCACCATCCAAATGCACTGTTACTTCCATTGAAGTCTCCATTGCAAGAGTTGCTGCCATCAGTCCTGACAGTTGAACATAGCCTAATATTACTACAACACATTATATATGTCAAGTCCCTATAAAGGTAATTTTGCTTGTCTGGGTAAAAAATTTAACTCTCGAGCATTTGCTTCAATTTTTTGTTTGAGTGCTTTTGAGATTAGGGGAGAGATGCCTTCTAACTCTAGTCCTTCTTGTTCACAATACCAGAGGACGGCATCCATATGGGAAATACTTTTTTCTTTAACTATATCTTCAATTTTCATACAAAATGTTTTTGGTGTGTTTAATAACATGTTTCATCCTATAAAAAGTTGAGGGCTAACCGTAGACCCTCACGGATGTATCACGGCATCACCCGAACTATTTAACTTATCAAATATGGAATATTTACGGTAACTGCTCCAGTTGGACAATCTGCCTCACAGGGCATACAATACCAGCACTCGTCCCACTTCATATAAGCCTTCTTTGTTTCATCATGTATGCGGAGAACATCTAACGGGCAAACATCCACGCAAACTGTGCAACCTTTGTCTGCGATACACTTTTCATTATCAACAACAACCGGCACTGTGGTAGATTGGTTTGCTAAAGGCATGATACTCTCCTCACGTTATGATCAAGTTTTCTTACTAATATACGCATAAAACTCAGATGCCTTCTCAATCACCTTATTTGGATTATACATATCTGGCGTGTATTTGTCAAGTGTCTCTTTAATGTCTTTTCCAGCTTCTTTTGTTTGGTCAACCATTTGATACATCAAATTAGTTTGAAACTCTAACTGTTGGTCTAACATCTCTTTTGCCATCTTGAGTGTTTCAAGACGAATTTCAAAGGGGTTTTTATTATTCATAATTTTCTCCTGTGTGTATGTGTGTTAGTGGTAGGTTATTCTGTTGCCAAGAAACCTACCGAAACTCCGAACACTTATTGCTTACGCAGCAAGTGCCATGGGTGCAAAGTTATCGTTTGCGTTTACTTCAGTGACCTATAAGGCGGTCAATCCACAGCTCTCCACTTTCCTAATCAACACCTGTCGATCCTAGTTCGCCCCCATCAAAAAGAGATTGGCCAAGAACTCATTACTACTGTATTGTTCCTACTTAGTCTAAGCCTGGGTACGTTTAAGGGGTGTACTACTTCGCAGACTTAGAAACCAACAATTTTTAATCCAATCTCCTTTTGGTGGAGGCGTTGGGTACTGCCCCCAAGTCCAGTCTGCCTTTCAATCAGCATCATCGAACTGTGCTATATTTATACCACATATAAATTGGTTTGTCAAGCGTTAAATTGAGATTTCTTTGATATTTTTTGGGCCTTCCCAAAATCCAGGCGCAAGAACAAATCCTAAAAATTTACCTTTTGTTGCTGGACTTTCAACTCCAAGTGCGACACTGGGCCTATCTAGGAAGTCAAAGTACTCTAAAAATTGTGACTGCACTAAAAAGAAAACTGGTCTTTGTAAATTGACGCAATCTCCCTCGTCCACTAAATCAGTAATCGTGGAAAGAACCTCTTCCACAGATATCATATCTGCGTTTATTACTTTTACGATTGATTCTTCATCTTTACAAATGACCGCTGTTGCGATAAGATCACCCATTCCCCAAGTTCTTTTAAAGTCTGGTGTCTCTTCTTGATGATCTGCTGTAGCATTATACGGAAACACTAGCAACAGCATGATCATCATGGTTGCTATTAGATATTTCATTTTTGTCTCTCCATTCCTGTATGGTTTGGGTGAGAGAGTCTAGATAATCATGTTTTTGTTTTACAAATTCTTGCACGGTGCCATCTTCTGTGACCACAAGAATTACTACTTGATTTACGACTATGCCGGTTCTCTCACCGAACATTTCTGCGTAACCTGACCCTTGAATGTAGTAGTTTTCATTCCATGCATCTGTGCGTTCTTTGGTGGAGGTTTTGAAGTCAATAATTGACAACTCACCTTTATAGTTAGCGATGCAATCAACTCGGCCAGCTACTTTATATTTATCACTATAAAGTCCTACTTCTTGTGCGTATATGTGGTCAATATGACACAGGGCTTCGTCTCTCAAAACTTTAAACAAGGTATACGGAAGAAAATGTTTCTCATGTTCTTTCCATTTTTCAGGCCAGTCAAGATGCATGTTGTTTAGATAGTCCTCACACATATGATGAACTTTTGTGCCTCTTGATGCAGCAGTTCTTGCGATATGGTTTGCAACGTCTTCACCGACACGTTTACGCCACTCAAAAAGTCCTTTCTTGTTACGGACTGATAATACTGTGGTTATAGATGGATATTTGTTACCATCTGGTGTTTCATATAAACGTATACCGTTGTTGTTAGTTGCCTTTATCTTCGGGATATTAATCTCGTCTACATGAGTAAATGACATTTGGTTCATCCTGTTAAATTTCTCTCATTCTGTTTACTAATCTCTCTGCTCTTTTGCCAACCTGAGCATACCATCGGCTGTCAACCATTTCATCTGCGGCACGATCCCAGTTCCTTTCATCGACTCCTGACTTCATGCCACGAAACTTAGACATTCTTGGGTATCCAAGATTGAACATCATGTTCGCAATTATTTGTTGAGCTTCTTCTGGCAAACTCTCAAAGTCTGGATAGAGTTTCTCGCAGTCTGACAATACAATTTTGATATCTGAGTCGAAGGCACTGGCAACTCTATCTTCGGATACAGGTGTTCCGAGGGCCTGATCATTTTCGGGATCAGATTCAATAACAAGGTGCCCGATACCAAAAGTAGGATAGCCAAGGTGATCATTATAAATTTCGTAAACACATCCTTCATCAATTTTTAGTTGCTCCCTAAGTTTTTCAACATCCATTTCATTTCTCCTCGGCGGGGAACATGTTGATATTTGCAGATAAACTCCTGCGCTCTCCCTCGCCGG